GCTACCAATAGCAGCACTAAATGATACTCCTGTTAATCCCATTATTTGATCAGGAATATCTACAATAGTTCCTTGTTGAGAACTCATAGATATACCTGTAACAGGAACACTGACTGACCCAGCACCGACCACGAAACCTATTGAAGATGCTATCTCTAATCCAGTTGGCGCTACTGCATCGTTAGGAACAACCACGGATCCCTGAGCAGTTGATAATTCAAATCCTGCAGGAGCAATAACAACAGAATTAACTGTTACGGGATTTCCAAGTGTTGATGTAATTGATTGACCTGTAACCGATACATCTTCATTAGGTGCAAATGCAGTTCCTTGTTGTGATGTAACTGTAAGTGTAGGTGCTCCAATAACTTGATCTTTAGGATCTATAACACCAATAGCAGCTGTAGTTGATAAACCTGTAATAGTTGGTGTAACATCAATGCTTGCTTGAGCTGTGCCTTGCAAGTCATTCATTTCTAAACCATTAGGGTCAACAGTTACACTTACAACATTTGAAATTGTTCCGAGTATAGATGAAATTTGTTGACCAGAAATTGCAACTACTGCATTTCCTGAAATAGTTACTGAATCGTTTAATGTAGATGTAATTGATAAACCAGTAGGCTGAACTACTTCACCAGAAAGATCTCCCCACTCTCCAGCGCCCCAGGCTTTTGCACCCCAACCTGTAGCTAATAATTCGTCCTCACCCCACTCGGCTTGGCCCCAGGTGAATCGTCCCCATCCAGACATGGGCTACTCCTATGCTAATCTTATGATTGCGTTCGATGAATCGTTTGCAGGAAACTGTATTTCAAAAGTTCCGTTAGTTGCAGTTTTATCAGAACCAAAAGCGATAATACAAACAGAGTCAGTTGTGTTTGAACCACCATCTGTTGTTGTGTTATAAATCATTGCACCATTTGCAGTGAATGAAGCTGATGTCCATGAGATATCAGAAAAATCTGTAAACGCAGTTGTTGAAGTTAAACCAACTCCTGTGTTTGTTAATGCTTTACCACCAGCAGAGTATGCTGATCCAGATGTATTTGAAATTTCGTTTGAAGTTGAATAGTCAGTTGTCGCCGCACCTAAAGATGCTGAACTTGTAAATAATGCTATTTTAAAAGTATGACCACCAGACCCTGAAGTATTGAAGTCATGTTTACCTTGTAAAAGTTCTTGTTTAAAACTTGAACATATTGCCGATGTTATTGCCATAATTTTTTTCTCCTATTAAGGTGTCGGTGAAGGAACTTTAATACGAACTGTACCATCCGTGTAGTCGTCCCTTTTACGTCTACCAAGTTGTTCTGCTGCGAACTTCTCTACCTCTTGTTTATATTTATTTTCATATAATGTCAACATATCTGTTGGACCTTTTAAATAAGAAAATGCCTCTACTAAGCAAGCATATAGTAAGCCATTTGGAAAATATTGACTCACATAAGTTGTAGTATTTGAACCTGATAATCCAGTTGGAATAGCCTCATAATGTATTTTAAATACGTACGTGTTATCTGGTGCAGGAGATAAAAATAATCTTCCTGAAGTCGTATCAGTTACACCTGTTGCTCCACCAAACATAGCATAGTATTTTGGCTGTGCTCTAGCTGAAGTTTCTGTAGATGGTTGATATTCTTGTAAATAAGATTCATCTTTTTTCTCTAACCAAACATTATTACCTGTTGAAGCAGAAGTTGAATCATAAACTTGTACACCTTTTACAAATAAAGTTTGAGCTGGTACGTTAATTGTATTTTGTCCTGTAACTAAATTACCAATAGATTGTTTTTTATATGCATCTAATGGTACATCTCTTAAAATTCTAAGTTCAGAATTTTCAATAAATTGATCTGTAATAGTAGCAGTTAAAACGTTTGTATCCGTTTCAGTATAATTTTGAATCGCTGTTGTTAATGTTGCGTATGTAAATCCTGCCATATTATCCTCGTCTTATATTTACTGGACCTGTAGTAATTGTAGTACCACCTGATCCTGAATCAGTTGCTGTTGCATTAGATACAGTGCTAAATGTAAATTGACAACTATAAGAAACTGAACCAACAGTTCTTGTTAATCTGGTTACAACAAATGATCCAAATACTTTTGCACCAGATGAATGTGTTCCAGCTGTAGTTGTTGGCTGTCTTACGCCGTATATTATACCAGAAGTTCCTCTAGTACAACCAGTTAAATCGTTGCTACTTTTACCTGTGTATTGAATAACTTCATCTGCAATGTTTCCTACTTGCACAGGATCTGATGTATCAGAAGATGTTAAAACTTTTTGTATCACGATGTATCCACTAGTTGGAAATTTAGATGCATCTGTTAATGAAATAGTTGTAGCTGCAGCTGAAATACCTGCACTTAAAGTTGTTTCTGTTTCAAAATTACCTATTGTCAAACCACCTATATCACTTTGTAAATCTGATATTCTTACTACATCACCTGTTTTATATGGATTAGTATCTGCAACTTTTGCTTCTAAAGTAGAATTAACTATTGGACCCATAGTCACAGTCATAGTGCTTGATCCACTTGTTGCTGATATAGAATTTTCTGGTGCAATAATTGTAGTTGCAGGCTCAACTCTTGCAGGTCTAGCTTGAGGTAAACCTTGAGCATCAGCTCCTACAGGTTTAGGTTGTAACTGTGGTTGCTTCGGTTCAAATTCTGAAATATGAACTCTTGCACCATTCCATTCTCTAACCATTTCTGTATATGGAAAAGCTTGCCCTGATCTATCCGATATGAACTGAGCGTATTTACCTTTTGAAAACGCTGTCATTAAGTTCCTGGGTAATAAGTTTTAGGTGTAATATATGAGCTTGAAGAAGAACCATCTTCTTGTAAAGCTCTATTTAGTTCATCTTCATATAACAATTTCATCTGCTGAACTAATTGTGGATTAAATTTTTGTGCTAAATAAAAAGCTAAACCAGATGCCATGCAAGGTACAAATCTATAAGGCACATCAGTTGCATTCGTATAGCCTCCTGCATCTTGAATTCTTTTTACGTAATAATAATTAACTGTGTGTCCAGCTTGAGAACTTCCTGGAGTTAAATATAAAGTTACTGTAACTTTATCAATAAATCTTTGAACAAAATATTGTGTAGGTGTTCCTTCAGAAGTTTTATTTGAAAGACCTTGATAAGTTGATCTATTAATTTTTGTAAGAGGTGAATCAACATTAGAAGCATTTCTATATACAGCTTCTAATACATCATCAACACCGTAAACTGCTGTGGCACTAGAAGTTCCGTCTCCTGTAGATCTGAACATAGTATATTCAGCTTGTCCATCTACTAATGTAAATGAGTTATTTGCAACTTCCCAATAATGAAGTCCTCTGTTTCCCCACTCTTGAAACATTATATTTAAAGAACGTCTTGCAAGTCGTAACTGATTACCAGATACACCTTGCATACCTATTCTTTCATAAGCTTCTTCTATTATTTCATCAATAGCAAAAGTCTTATCAAAAGTAGTTGTGCCCGAGGTAGTGTTAGCCATTTAGCCTCCTAGCCAGTATATCCGATAGTAACAGATCCTGATCCAGTTACGTCTGCATAAATAGTATTTTCAAATCTAATACCATTTCCAGGTATGTACATATCTAATCCTTCACTTCCAAAAGTAGATTCAAATATAATATTTCCAGATGCAGTTGCTGCATCATAAAGTTTTATATTTGTAATACCTGTAGCTTGAATATATGTAACTCTAGAAGGACCAATATTAGTAGATCCTCCTGAAAAAGTTTTAACCTGTCCGTCAGCTGTAAGTGTTGTAAATTTTTGGTCTGATGACATATTGTTTTCTCCTATTAAATTTAAGTGGGCCCGAAGGCCCACATCAATTATTTATTATGCTTCTTTAGCAAATACACCTTGTACATCAACAATCGTCCAATGCGCTGTTGAGTTTAAAGATGCACATACTACAAAGTCACCAACTTTTGATGTTGATTTTGTATTAATAAGATCCTTATCATCTGTTAAAGATCCAGCATACAAAATACCATCATTAGCGTTTGGACTAATAGTTAAAGTATTAGTTCCATCAGAACCTGTATTTACAAAAGTAAATACTCTTCCGATTGAAATTGCAGGTAAAGTAAATACCACACCATCCGTTGATGATGTAAAAGTTTTACCAGAATCTCCGTTTGCTACTGTGTAGTTAGCTGATTTGTTTTCTAGATTGAATCCAGTTAAACCTGCTTCGTTAAATTTACCTTGCAGTACTGGTCCTCTAAATAGTGTTTGAGCCATGATTATTCTCCTAGTTATATCCCACATAGTCTCTAGGCCGTCGACTATACTGCGTCTATGCAGAATATTAATTTATGTATAGTGCTGAAATTATATACTAGTTTTTAGTAGAGTGCAAGAGAGCCTGTAATGTGGAGTGGATTTTTTCCAACGATGTAGCTTTTTATTAAGTAGCTACAGAAACTTGCGGAGCTGCTCCTTCAATAGCATTTTGCCTGTGGGCAATTTTAGCTTCTTCAAGCTTGATCTTAGTGATGACTTCTCTGACTTTGTCATCAATCTTGACCATTTCAAGAGTGTATCTACCATTAGACAGATGCTCCTGTTCCCACTTCAACTCCAAGGACCTTTTTGCTTTGTATAGGTCTTGTATCATTAACAACCTCCTCATAGGTTATTCTATTCAACGGGCCGAACATTCCCGTTTTTTCCCAAACTATACTATTTTCTCCTAGTTTGTCAAGGATTGCATTTTCTAGTGATGTTGGGGAATCTTCTGATTCTACTTCAAATTTTGCGTAATGTTTGTAGGCGTTTATTGTAACTATAAATTTTTTCATAACTCTTTTAATTGTAATATCGAAATGTGGCGGAACTATGTCCCGCCACACATCATTAATTATTATGCTCCTGGTGATGCAAAAATACCTCTAAAGTCAGAAACTCCAAATGAGTATCTTTCTCTAGCTTTGTATCTTACGTTACCAGTGTCGAAGTCACCTTCCATCGCCGTTTTAATTGGCGATCTTTCGAAGTACTTCATACCGTTTGGTACATCTGTCATAATGTAGAAAGCATCTGTGTCAGTTAAGAAATTATTCACTCTATAACCTTGAGGAATCATTCCCATAGACGCAATTGCGTTTACATCATTATCAGCTGTTCCAACTCTACCTTGAGACTTCATAAGTCTCTCAGCAGTGAATTGAAGTTCACTAGGGATAATCATTTTTAATCCTCTCGCAGCAATTTTCAGACCTCTTTCGTCTGTCATTGCAGCAATGTCGATTAATGATTGCTCTAATGAAGTTTCATTCAAGTCAGCGGCTGTAGCTAATGTGTTAGATACAGTTCCACTTACAGTTGGGTGAGAAGTGTTAATTAAAGTAACACCGTCACCTGAAGTGAACGAACCGCCTGGTAGTCCATTGATTAATGGATTAACGGCTTTAACTTGTTTAGTATTCGCCATAGATCTAGCAAGTGCTTTTGTATATCTACTTGAAAGTCTGTCATACAAGTTGTCTTCAATTGCTTCTTCAGTTATTGCGAAGGCAAGAGCTACAGTCTCGTGACTGTATCTAGCAGTGTAAGTTTCTTGAGCATTGTCAAAAACAACTCCACTTCCTTCAGCTTTAACTTGTGCATTTGCGAAACCTGATAACATAACTTCTTCTTCAAACGCTCTGTCTGAAGATTCAGTGCTATATATTTCAGCATGCTGGTTCTCATAACGTTTATATTCCAGACCGAATAGTGCATTCAAACCTGGCTCTAGTTCTTTAACTAGTTGTCCTCTTGATATGGCCATGATTATACTCCTACCGTTCCTTTCAAGAAGTGCTCGTTAATCATAACAACAAGATTAACGTTAGCAGAACCTGCTTCGTTATTTTCAATGTCGTTAGATATTGCAAGTACTCTTAGTTGTGCTGTTGCAGTTTTAAGATCAGAGTGATCTAATTCTACTTTTGATACATAGTCTGGTGTTGCACCAGCTGCGTATACAATGTCAGCATTCATTCCGACGTCTGCTGCTGCAGTTGCGCCGTCTGATTGTACTTCAAACCTTTCATATGGGTCATCAGATACGAATCCAACAATGTCAGTTGCAGTGTTAGATGCGTTAAGGTGATTAGCATATGTAGGCTTGCTTGTGTTAACATCAGTAAAGAAAACACCATTAAGTGATCCTAATAGAGTATCTGTTGCTGCCGCTACAGTGATTGTACCAGTGGCTGCCATTTCGACAGGGTCATTTTGGTAAATCGCTGTTGCAGATGCTGCGATATCGTATTCGGATAAACCTTGGTTGTCTCTATTCTGGCCAACTTTTCCGATTGCTCTCAAACCGAAAGCTGCGTCTTTATTTGCCATTATATTTTCTCCTTGTGTGAGCTTTCACTCACGGGTTAAGTTTATCCAGCGGTTTAGGAATTGTTAAAAAATTAACTTTTCTTTGTACCACCGAAGGTTACACGTGACTGCCTTTCAATATTGATTGGCATGTCGGGGTGCTGCTCCTTCATAAGATCGTTGTCGACAGCTTTTACCTTGTCTTCATGTTGTCTTGCGTAATATTCGTTACGCTGATTTGCAATCTCTTCAGGTACCCTAGCCAGCACTAGGCCACCAACTCCGATCACTCCCTTGTATTTGCCGTCTTCAACAATTGGATAATCGCCATCAGGATATTCATCGGATCTAACCAATTCGTATCCAGATCTAAGTCTTCCAGCGATATTCTTAGTATCTTGGAATCCTAAAGATTCAGCTCTTAGCCATCTATGTTTAAAACCTGTTGGCGCAGGGGGTGCATCTAAAGATGATGGTGGAGACCAAACTTTTTTCTGAGAAGTTTTTTCTCTTGTTTGACTCGCACGTGAGGTTCTTTTATCGTTATTATTTTCCATATGCTTATACCTCCTTCGTGATATTTAATTGTTTTGCATACTCTTCAAGTGGCACACCTAATTTTTTAGCAATTGCTACCTGTGAAGGTGTGAGTCTTACAGTTTTGCGACTAGATTTTGTCGTACGCCTTGCCGAAGCAACTTGTTGGACAGGCTTAGTCGTTTCCGTAGATTCTATTGTACCAAATTTATGGGGAAACTCAAGTCTTATTCTCTTATCAATTTCAACATAATATTCGTCACTCGATGGGTCAAACCCTTCTTCTTCCGTTAACTTTTTGTGTAGATCAAAAGCAGTATAAGTCATAGCTGTATCTTGACCAAACCATGAGTTACTTTGAGCCCATGTTTCAGCTTTTGGATCAGGTGTGCCTGTTGCCGCTTGTTGTCTATTTAAGTTAATTTCAGGAGCAGGTTTTGATTCCTGTTTTTTATTATACTCCTCTTGAGCAATTTTAGTTTCCTCAAGTTTAGCTTTTTTGTAACCCAATTCAGAGATAGATGTTAAAGCTTCCGCTTCAGCTGCTAAATCATTTGCTTCCCTTGCTGCTGCAAGTTTAGCTTGAGCTGCTTGTACACCAGAAACAATACTATCTTCTGTAGATTTCAAGTATCCTGGTTCAAGCTTCGAGAGTTTATCTTCAGCTTTTCTTTTAGCTAAGATCATTTTTTCAGCATAGCCCAAAGCTTCTTCTCTTTGTCTTTCTGCTTCTCTCCATTTATGAGTAAGTTTAGATATTCTTTTCTTAACGTCTTTAGAATATTGCTCTAACTCATTATTGTCTTCTTTTTTATCCTCTGTTGTCGCCTCGTCTAGTTTAGTCTCACGTTCGTTTTCAAACGTTTTGTCCTCAGAAGGTTGTTCCTTCTTTTCTTCATTCGATGCTTCAGTATCAACTACTGATTCATCTTTTTCTTCTTGCAGTTCTATTTCCGCACCTGGACCAGATGTATCTATATCAACTGTTTTATTTTCTTCTACGTCAGGCATAGTTTTCTCCTATGTTAATATTGATGAAGTATGTCTTCAGGGTTTTCGATGGTTGCTAAAACTTCATCGTCGTTTAGCAATCTAACTTCCCCGCCATCGATCTGGATTCTTGATCCAGCATATCTTGCAAAAATTATCCAGTCACCTTTTTTACACCAAGGTCCTTCTGGAAATTTATCTTTGTCATAACAATGTGGTCCCATAGCTAATACAAGTCCACATGTTGATCCAACTTGTTGCCTTTCTAAAGTGTCCTGCCCCAAGAACAATCCACCTTTAGTTTTTTCTGGTAATTTAAATGGAAGAACTAACATTCTCCATCCAGTTGGATTTGGTAATTTATTTGTCTCTTTTGATTTTAAACGTTCATAGCCATCAACTTCTTTTTGATGAGCTTCTGCGTTTTGTTTTTCGTATTTATTTAATAACGCTGATTTATTCTTTGTCGAACTCAAATCGGACGACGTTGTCGGGTTCTCTTTTAGTATCATTTTGCTCCTTTGGTTTTAGCAGGTTAGAGATTTCCTGTGATATTTTTAAATAGGCGTGTGCCTGTCCCATCATATACTTGTATTTCTCCATATTGTCAACACCTCCAGCTATCATGCTGTCTCCGATATTTTGATATGCTTCTTTTAAGTATTTTTGAATTTTACTTATGTAAATTAATTCATCATCCATCATTTTTCTTTCTCCTTTTTTTCTTTAATAATTTTACTCTCGTGTGCCAACACCATTCAACACACTTAATAACATATGTTTCTACCCAAGATATAATATCGTCAAGTTTTGAAAAGAAACTATATAACCACTTGTCTAGCATTTCCATCTTCTTCTAGCCTGACGTAGTCTAGAATTAGGATCTTTTGCAGCCTTGGGAAATTTTTTCATTTGGCCTGCGCTTCTTGCACAGTACGACTTACGTCGATTTGCAGCTTTTGATCCAGATTTTACTTTACCCGTCACGGCTGTTTTTAGTTTTGAACCAGGATTTTCTCTTCTATATCGGGAGACCCCAGCTTTTGTCATCCCTGCTCCAGACTTTGTAGGTCTAAAATATTTTTTAGTTTTAGGTGGTTGTTTATCGCTTCTTCGCATTTGGTTTCATTTTCTTAATATGTTTTTTAACTATCTTAGCTTGTTTAGCATGTGTCTTTGATGCTTTTTCTAAACCTTTAACTACTTTTTTAAGTCCTTTTACCATTAAATCATTCCTTTATAATATTTTGCATAAGATGCATTATTTAATTTAACTCCACCATATTCTGAATTTATTGCTGGTCCAGTATATCCACCATCCATTGCTTTTTTTCTTTTTGTAAAAGTTGCAACATTAGTTGGTTTACCACCAGGATTACCTGCAGCTCTCTTTCGTTTGACAGCACTCGCCTTTTGCGACTTTGTCATTCGTGTGGCTTTTGCAAGTGGTACGCACTTCGGATACTTCCTTTTGCTTCCTTTGCTTCTTCCACAAGGCTGATATTTTCCATCCTTCTTCGGAGCTCCAATATCTACCCATTTCTCTGAAACCCATTTTCTTAAAGACATCTTTTTCTTCTTGCCAAACCAGCTTTTTGAATTCCACCATCTTTAGCTTTTTTTCTTCCGCCTGGTTTTATTTTCCCTGAACAAACACCTGAAGCATACATGTTTGCGTACGCCGAAGGATATACCTTGAACTTACGCTTCGCTGCTGCTTTTCCTTTTGGACAGAGTTTAGCCATTATGCAATTCCTATTGCTTTTTCTCTTGGTGATTTAGTTTTTTTCTTTTTAGCTTTAGACATTATAATTTTTTTCTGTAATTCTTTTGGTAAAGTTTTTTGTGCCTTAGTTAAAGTTGGGCCACCTTTATTGTAATAGTTTCTCATTATTTTTTTCCTCCGTTTCTAAATATTTGTGTACCCTTTATACCATAAATGCTCGCCACGACAAGGATCCACAAATTTGTGAACCATGACGGGAGCTGCGAGAACATATCGAAGAACAATTTCACTTTGTCCATCGCTGTCGGGTCGTCCGATATCACTGCCCAGGCCAGCACCAAAACGGGCAAACTGAGAATTATCAAAACTGCCTCGTCTTTCCAATCTGATTGTCTAGCCTCTAGCAATTTTCCTTGGTAAGCTTCGTCACCTCGGGCCATACGTTCAGCATGCATTAATTGTGCATCTGACATTGCCATTTTCGTTCTCTGCTTGTTAGCATAAATTTTACTACCAGCAGATACGGCTAATTTAATTGCCGATAACCACATATTAGATCCACTTAGCTTTTTTAGATTTCTCTTTTAGCATTCTTTTAGTTCCTCTTACTTCAACTTCTTCGCCAACAGCGATGTAGTTATAAGAACCATTAGAAGTTGTCTTTGATCTTGGGTCAATTTCAAGTTTCATCTTGTCTTCTGACGGGATCTCAACAATTTTATCTAGTTTTTCCATATTTTCTCCTTAATTAATTTATTTTAACTGTTTTTTTAGTTTTTGTCACTAGCCTTTCCTAAAAATTTCAACATTAGGCATCATGTCTTTAGCATTTGGAAGCGTTTTACTTAAAACAGTCTTCTCAATGGATGTATCAGCTCTCAAGTTAGCTAATTCTTCGTTCTGTTCAAGTTTATTTTCTTGATTTTGTTGATTCATCATTGCTCTCATCTTATCAAGGTTAAATCTTTGATCAGTATCTTTAGCTTTTCTATCATTTTCCATTGCTCTAAGGTCTAATTCTCTTGATCTTAGTTTAGCGATAGGATCATTGTCGAATTGTGAAGTAATTTTCTTCTCTTCATTCATAAATTCTTCCATCATCTCAGCAATCAGTTGAGCTTTTCTTGCTTCAATCTTCTGTTGTAACATCATAGCTTGTTGACCCATCTGTGGATTCTGTTGTGCCATCTGTTGCATCTGTTGTAATTGAATTAATTCATCTCTAAACTCTAATTCAATCTGTTCTTGAGACATTAAACTAATGTGTTCAAAAATATTTTTCTCTAACGAAGCCATAACCATTGGATTATTTCTTGCAATGTTTGTTGCCATGAAATTTAAGTGAGCTGTAATGTGTGCTCTGTGGTCTTGACCAGGAAAAGCTTGGTATTGTCTACCAGCTAATGCATCAATGTGTTCTAGTGCAGGATCTTTTGGTGTGGGTTGCATTGGTCTAACTAAAATAGAATCAATATTTTTTACACCTAAAGCTTCATACATATTTCTGTACGCTTGGTACATATTGTGCATTTGTGGATTAGAAGTTGCCAGCTGCAATTCCGTCTGAGCGAGGGAAATACGCTGTGTCTGTGAAAAAATGTTAGGGTCGGCAACTGGCAATATATCTACCCTATCATCAAAGTCAGATTGTTTAATCATCTTTTGACCCCCAACTACATCATACGGATACTCTTGAGGTAGATATAACTTGA